TGTGCATCACCGCACTCAAAGCTGGCAATGCACGCCCTTCTTTCTCCGTCCGGCAGGTCACCGTGGATCAGCACTGCCGGCACTCCGGCCGCATTGAATCCATTACACACACTTTGCGCATGGGCAACAGTCGAGCAGAACACGATGGTCTTTCGGTCGCTGGCCTTCTCCTTCCAGTTCTTAATGACGGCATCGGTGATCAAGGTTTTGTTGAGGATGGAGGCGACTTCGTCCATATCGAAGTCCACGGCCGTGCGTCTTACCTTACTCAGCGCTTCCTGCGCACCAACATCAATCACGAATGTGCGCGGCGGCACCAAGTGCCCGCTGGCGATCATTTCGCCCAGCGTGATCTGGTCGGCAAGGTTGGAAAACACATCACGCAGGCCCTGGCCATCACCCCGGTTAGGGGTGGCAGTCAGGCCGCAGATGGCCGCACTGGGGTTGCGGCTGTGCACCTTGTCGATCACAGCCCGGTAGCTTGGCGACGCCGCATGGTGGGCTTCGTCGATCACCAGCAGGTCCAGTGTCGGAAGCTGGTCCAGGTTCGCCCCCTTTGAGAGGGTCTGCACCATGGCAAAGGTGGCACGGCCGGACCAGGATTTCTCATTGGCATCGACCACCGAAGTGGTCAACCCCGGATTCACCCGAGAGAATTTGGTCCGGTTTTGATCTGTGAGTTCGGTGCGATGTGCAAGGATGCACGCTTTGGCGTCGGGCTCAGCCAACACACTGCCAGCAACCGCCGACAACATGATAGTCTTGCCCGAGCCTGTCGGCGCCACCGCCAGCGCGTTGCCGTGCTGACGCAACGCCGCCAGCGTACGCTCTACCAGTTGGGTTTGACGGGGACGCAGCATCATGGCGGCGACTCCTTACTGCGCCCAGCTGGGACGACCCGGCACAGGAGAGCGGCCGGTAGCCTGCGCATAGGCATTCGGCGCAGGTGTTGCCTGAGGTGCAGGTGCAGACGGCTGACGAGCGGTGCCCATGAGAGCTGCGTAGTCTTTGTGGTCCGGCGTCACGGCCGACTTGATGACGCTCTTGTCCTGACCGTTCTGATCCTTGTCCCAATCGACTTTCCCGAGGAATTCGATGCCCTCCAGGTCAGCAAAGCCGCTGATACGCCTTGCGTTCTGTGCTGCCGGACTGCTGTCACTCGGGTGGATGCCACGTGCCGAATTGAGGATGGCCTTCACAAAAGTACGGCCCATGTTGGCCCACTCCGGTCCCTTGGGGCTGTGCAGGCCGATGAGTGACCACATCTTGCGGCGCGCGAATGCACCGTCCATCACCACAAACTCACAGTTCAGATAAACCGAGCCCGTGCTGGTATTGCGGGTGGCGAAACCACCGGTCCAGCCCTGTGCAGCATCGTCGTGGCCACCGGGTTTGATGGTCATACGCACGCGCACCACGGTCCCCTTGGGGATCAGGTCGAAGGATGTTTGTTCGGAAGCAGAATTGAAATCGAAGTAAGTCATGATCAGATCTCCTGAGAGGCAATGGATTCGGGGGTGGCGGGTGTGCCAGGGGTACTGGCGGAGGCGCCGGTAGTTCCGGCAGTGGATGTAGCGGCGGAAACGGGGCGAGCAAAATCGAGTCGCTCGCTGGCAGGCTTGGCGGGGCCCGCGATCTTTTCCATGAGGCGACCCAGGTGCGGTTCCTCAATCGGGTCGAGACGACCAGAACGATCCTTGGCCGGGTAGCCCCAGGAATTCAACGTGTGGCAGACGAACGCGCGGTAGTTTGCCCCGTCATCGCCCTTGAGCTCGGCGAGCGTCACGACTTCATCGACGATTCCTGGCAATTCAAGGCCGGTCTTGGACCCGTCGATCTGCAGCGCAAAAACACGGCGATTGAAATCATCGAGTGACTCGTTGAGGATGCCGACGAACCAGACATTCTTGCGACGGGTATGCTGCAGATGGGTGAGCCACCCGATCATTTCCTGTCCCATCAAACCGTAGGCACCGCGGCTGTCAGGCTTACCGGTCTTCTCAGAGTAGGCCTGGGGCTGACCCTTACTCCATTGCAGGCACAGGCGTCCGGCAACGGTGATCGAGTCCACAAACACGGTGTCGTACTTATCCAGTACCACCGGATCACCGAAACGCGCGCACACGGCATCAAAGTGGGCCTGGCTGTAGGGCTGGTCCTCGCGCAATGCTGGGTTCGGGCCGCCGATGAAAACGGCAAAATCGCGGCATTCCTGCCAGGTGCGAGGACGGATCGTGTCGCCCGCGTAACCTTCGACTGCCAGGTCGCCAGCCTCGAGATCCATGAACAAGGTGGCGATCGGATTCAGGGTCCACAGTTGCGACGTCTTGCCAATGCCGGACTTGCCGACCAGCACACCCTTGACGCCACGACGCTCGGCCAACCGCTGATCGGCGGTGATGATGGGCAGACTCATTTGCGCATCTCCTCATCAGACAGGGATGCAAAAGCCTGGGCAATGGTTGTTGTGCCCACCGCACCGCGCCCGCGTGCAGCCTCGTACAACTCCTTCAATGCACCGGAGCGGCGCATGATTGCGCTGCATTCCGCCTCAGTGCCTTGAATGGCAAAGGCAATGTCATCAATAGTCGCGTCGGTCAACTGGCGAATCACCTCATCAGGACGCGTTGTGCCATTTGCAGGGATGCGAACGGCATCAGGCAAGTAGGCCGAATGAAAAGATTGATGCTTGCGCAACCGCGACATCAACGACTTGCGAACGCTGAGCGCAGCGACGCTAGGTTTGAATTCCGTCGCCTCGGTGCTGGCCGTCTTTTGGAAAATTGGGAACTGCATGCTGATTACTCCTGAATGAGTGCGAGACGGAAGCTGGGCTTGCCGGTTTTGAGGGTGCGTGCCTCTACAAAGGCAGACTTGAGGGACTCAGGCCAGGCGCCGAACTTGGTTTCGGACACGCGGTATGTGATTTCCACGTACTGGGCGGGGTCGTCGCCATTGGCGGCGATGCGACGAGTGATTTCAGCCAGCTTGGACTGATTCCATTCGACCTTCTTGGGCAGGTCGGCAGTAATGCACACACGGCCATCGTCAAAGTGCACGACGCCAGTGTCTTTGCCAGCTGCCAGGCGAAGACCATGGGCACGTTCGGCGTACTTGAGATCCAGAGCACGATCGACGTGATCTTGGGTGGACTTGGCGGTTGACTGCTGATCGACGGCTTCGTTTTTCAGATGGAACAAGACGTCGCTGGAATACGCTGCCAGATCTCCGGCGGGTGTGGCGAGCGCCTGCTCAAGTGTCAGGCGGCTCATACAGCACCCCCTGCATCTGCGCGCTCAGAGGTGCTCTTGCGCAGGCTGTCGGTCTCGAACGCTTCCACGTCCTCGATGCGGTACAGTACGCGCCCTTGCAGTTTCAGAAATACCGGCCCGATGCCTTCGGTCCGCCAGCGTTCCAGTGTGGCCTCGCTAACGTCCCAACGGTCGGCCAAATTGCGCTGGTTGAGGTGTTTGGTACTCACGTTTGTGTCCTTTCAGGTAGTTGCTAAAACGTGAGGTCATCGTCGGATTTGTGATGTACGGGCGTCAGCCACCGCTATGTACGGGCTGATGTACGGGCGCGACATTTGCGGGTGCTTTGGTGCGCCAGAAAGCAAAAAACCGCCAGAAGGCGGTTGTGCGTGATGCGGCGTGATGGCGCTGGTGGGAATGTCAATCCAGCACAAAACCGTACATGCCGTTTCCGTCGCTGCCGATGTAGTCCTGCCAGACAGGGTTACCGGCAAAGATGTTTTGAATTCGCTGGCTACGGCCCACCTTCTGCGCGCCGTACACGAACGCCAGAATTTCGTGTGCGGGCACGTGCCAACGATCAACGCAGGCTTGCTCAAACAAGTACTGGACCACCGCAATCTGGCGCTTGCCCTTGATCGCCCAAGGCTCAATCTGTTTCGTCGCGATCACCAGTGTGCTGGAGTACGAATCAAATCGCACCGGCAGCGATTTCTGAACCGTTTGCCCGGCCGGAGCAGTCATGAGCCGATGAATCAGATCGACGTCAAGGATGCGACTGGTAGCACGTTCGAGGATCACTGCGTTCACAGGCACGATGCGGTACTGGCGCGGCAGCGATATGAAGTCAGGAAGGCGCTGTCCACTTGTCAGGATCAATCCTTGATCGGGCAGCGACGGCGATTGAAAATACCGCAGCACATCTCTTGTGCGCTGTGCAAGCTCGCGCACGAACCAGACGTCCACGAGTGCGGCGCCGATGCGTGTCTTTCCGAGATGCCACAGAACACCATCAATGGCAGGCGCATCAATGCCGCGCCGTAACGCCTGAGCAATGCCGAGCAGGGTCGCGATCTGATTCAGGAATTCTGATGGTCTGACGCAGTAGACACCGACGTCGGCGGCTGGCACGTATTTGATGCGAAACGTCTCAGGGCAACGGTAATGGTATCGCCCGGGATCCTCATCCTCGTTCAGTTCAACTGCGACAAGATCGTCCCCGCATGGTGCCGGATACATCCCGGCATACCCGGTGCATTCGGTCCACGCCATCGCTTCGCCGCGAGAAAGCGAGGACCCGCCAAAGAGGTCCCAGCCAGGGATGCCTCGCAAACGCTGTCCTTGACCATCAGTGGTCGACTGACTCGATCGCTCGAACCAGCCGGCCAACTCAAGCAGCGATGGCGTCGACAGAGTCTGCGCCGGCATCGCCGATCACCTTCACCAGATTCCACTTGGCAAGAAGCCGGTCGCACAGCGCGCGGTCCTTCTCGCGTTTGGTCTTGACGTTGCACCTGTTGTCATCACGCAGTACGACACTGATTGTGCGTGCACGGTCAACGCCAACTTTCTTCAGGCGGATGGACAGCCGAGCGTAATTCAGGTGATGATTGCTGAAATCAAACGTCGGGCCCACCAGTGATCGAGCTGCCGAGTAGATGTCATCGGCATCGTTGCTCCAGATCTTGACGAGCAGCGATCGGTGCGCGCCACCAGAATACCCAAGCTCAGTGACTTTCACGGACACTACGTTCTCGCCAGTCAGATCGAAGTTGCGCACGGCTGCCAGGCTCTGGTAGTTGTACTGCTTGATCGGGATCTTCTCGCCAGAGATGGGGGACTGGAGCAAGCAGTCGGCGGCAAAACCAGCCAGAGCTTCCCGCCCGTCCGAACCCCTGGACAGAACTTCCAGGTGACCGTTGGCAGGTTCATACGTGATGTGCGACGAGACCGCCCGGACCACTTCCTGAGCTACAAGTTCACTGGCTTGGACACAGTCCATGATTTCAGGCGGCCGGTTGTGGTGGATGCTGATCTGGTACAGGTCAACGTCTTCGCCAGTGTCGGTGTCCGGGCGCAATCGATTGAAGATCTGGATTGCAACGGCGTCCGCTGCGCAACCGTAGTGGGCAGCGACCTTCTGGTGGAACGCGGCCCTGGCCACCAGATCGGTTTTGACGGCCAGCTTGGATGGCGCGACAAAGCCAGAATAGCAGGAAGCGCTTTGACGGAAGACGTCGGCCTGCCGTGCATCGACTGCATCCTTGAACAGCTTGGGCTCATTGACGTACAACCAAAGTGCGCGTTCGTACTGGTTCTTGAGGATGCCAAAAGCGGCCTTGTCTGCTGCGTGGACGATGTCGCCCTTGAATCCATCAATGACGTCCTGGCCAGCACCGTCCGACAGCAGCACGATGCGCTCGGCCAATTCCTCCATCTTTTGGCGCTTGCCCACCGCGAGCGCGGACAGATCTGCCTCCATGACTGCCCGCTGCTCGCGTCTCCCCTGCTTGAGATCCAAGACGGGCATGCTCACGCCAAATTCGCTGGCGATGAATTCGCCGAAAACTGCCGGCGGCAGATGACCAAGCAACTTCGACAGGTTCTCCGAATCATTCATTTCCATCACCTTCCTGAGGTTCTATCCGGTTGGGTTCAGCCCGGGTGGCCCCTTCTTCTTGTTGGGGTTGGCAGACCGCATATGTTCGGTACACCGAACGATTGGGATTATTTCAGACTGAAAAGGAGTTTGTCAAGCAGGTACGAATTCGTTCGGTGTAATGGTAATATTCGCGAACATTACAGGACAAATTGGGAGGATAAAGTGCCATCACCACTAGGTGACAAGATCCGCCTACTGCGAAAGCGAAAAAAGCTCAGCCTCGAGCAATTGGCCGATCTCACCGAATCCAGCAAGAGCTACATCTGGGAGCTGGAGAACAAGGACGACCCAAAACCGTCGGCCGACAAGATCGGCAAGATCGCGACAGTGCTCGAGGTCACGACCGAATTCCTGCTTACCGAATCGACGGCATCCCCTGGCGAGGAAGTCATCGATGAAGCCTTCTTCCGAAAATACAAGGGCATGCCGGACGACACCAAGAAGCGGCTGCGCAAGATCCTCGACGCATGGGATGACGACGAGTGACCGAACGCAAAATGCCAATGGCGCAGGCCAACCGAATCTCGTCCATGCTCAACACGGTCCTGGGGGCGAACCGCTTTCCGGTCAAGGTGGACGAGGTCGCGATGGAGTATTCCCGGCAGTGCTTTGCCGACTCGCCTGTGGGCAAGGTCCTGGGCGACGATCTCGAAGGTTTGGAAGGAATGCTCGCGGCCAACAAGGACCGCTCGAAGTGGTTGATTGTCTACAACAGCGCCGTGCGGTCCGAGGGACGCAAGCGTTTCACGATCGCGCACGAGTTCGGTCACTACATGCTGCACCGCCACGACCAGGATCGGTTCGAGTGCGGTGACGACGACATTGAGACCGGTGACGGCAACGAACAAGACATCGAAACTGAGGCTGACAAATTTGCATCGACCTTGCTGATGCCACTGGACGATTTCAGGAGGCAAGTCGATGGGCAGCCGATCGGCTTTGATTTGCTTGGCCACTGTGCCGATCGTTACGGCGTCTCATTGACAGCTGCCGCATTGCGTTGGATCGAAATCGCTGACAACCGTGCCATCCTGGTGGCCAGCCGAGACGACCACATGCTGTGGGCAAAATCGAACCAAGCGGCGTTCAAGTCTGGCGCTGTGTTTGCGACCCGAAAACACACGATCGAATTGCCGCGTGACGCTCTTGCCCACAGCGACAACTCTTCAGGAACCAGCCAGGCCCAATCGATCCGCGCCAGGTCCTGGTTTGCGCGCGAGCCCTCCTACGTCGAGCTGACAGAGATGACCAAGGTCGCCGCCAACTACGACTACACACTGACCCTACTGTTGATGCCGCAAGCCGAGTGGCGCCAACCGCAGCACGAAGATGCAGAGCCGGAGGAAGACGCCTTCGATCGCTTCATCAATAACGGCCAGTTCTCCGACAGAAAATAGGCCCAGTCCCTGTTGCGGTTTCGGCATTGACCCGCAGGGACCAGCACGCATCCGAAACTTCCTCATGGTGTCGGCGGCGGTCTTTTTGGACAATTTTGCTTCAAGCAAGTTGGACAACCAGGACCGCCACCCGATGCATGAAATCAACCACACTCCACCTGAGCGTATGACGCCCGAGCAGCGTCGACGCGAAATTGCGTCGCTGCTCGCGCGTGGCCTGGCACGCTTGCGCATGGCTTCGTTGCCACAGCCCGCAAAAATCCTCACCGCAAGAGAAGTATCACTTGGCTTTTCTGGCAACCAGAGCGTTCATACAGACCCCGTCAACAACAGATATTCGGAGTCCTGATGAGATCGCAAAAACCCATGCCCGCCACACCGCCATCGGTGATGTCACAGATCGCACAGTTGCCAGAGCTGGCCATGCCCGAAATTAAATCCCTCTGGAAGAGACTTTTTCATGGCGACACGCCTACCCACAACCGGCAGTTCCTGGAACGTCGGATTGCCTACAAGTTGCAGGAGATCGAGTTTCGCAAGGTGGACCCAAACCTGCTGGATCGCAACAAGCGCCGCATTGAGTCCCTGATCGAGACAGGCAAGGTCAAGACACGCGATCCGGACTACCGCCCGATCGCTGGCACGATGCTCACCCGCGAGTACCAAGACAAGGAATACCGCGTGATCGCCACGGCCGATGGAAATTACGACTTCGATGGCAGGATGTACCAAAGCCTGTCACAGATCGCCCGTGAAATTACCGGCACACGCTGGTCGGGGCCACTGTTCTTTGGACTCAAGACTCGGGCGGCCAAGGCTGCGCCTGCCAGGAAGGGAGTCCGGACATGAGCGAAGTTCTGAAAAGGCGGATTCGTTGCGCGGTCTACACCCGCAAGTCCAGTGAAGAAGGCCTGGACCAGGATTACAACTCCCTTGATGCCCAGCGCGACGCAGGTCACGCGTACGTGGCCAGTCAACGTGCAGAGGGCTGGACTGCGGTCGCCGATGACTACGATGATCCGGCGTTCTCGGGCGGCAACATGGAGCGACCTGCGCTCAAACGCCTGATGGCCGACATTGAGGCCGGAAAAATCGATGTGATCGTGATCTACAAGATCGACCGCCTGACGCGCAGCCTGGCCGACTTTTCCAAGATGGTCGAGGTGTTCGAGCGCCGGGGCGTGTCATTTGTCTCGGTCACGCAGCAGTTCAACACCACCACGTCCATGGGGCGTTTGATGCTCAACGTCCTGCTGTCCTTCGCGCAGTTTGAGCGCGAGGTCACCGGGGAGCGAATCCGCGACAAGATCGCAGCCAGCAAACGCAAGGGGCTGTGGATGGGCGGCGTTCCGCCCTTGGGGTACGACGTTGAAAACCGACGATTGGTGCCCAACGTCAAGGAGGGCAAACTTATCCGTCACATCTTCCTGCGATTCGTGGAACTCGGATCAAGCACCACACTGGTCAAGGAACTCAGGCTTGACGGCGTGACATCGAAAGCGTGGACAACCCAGGACGGCAAAGTTCGGGAGGGCAAGCCGATCGACAAGGGTTTGATCTACAAGCTACTGGGCAATCGAACCTACCTTGGAGAACTCCGCCACAAGGACCAGTGGTACCCAGCCGAACACCTTGCCCTCATCACCCCAGCGCAGTGGGACGATGTGCACGCCATATTGGCAACCAACGCCCGTGTGCGGGGCAACCACACCCGCTCGAGCACACCGTTTTTGCTCAAGGGCATCGTCTTTGGCCATGACGGGCGGGCGCTGACACCTTGGCACAGCACAAAGAAAGCGACCGGAAAGAAATACCGCTATTACCTGCCCATGCGCGAGAT